ACACAACGAAAGGTACTTGGAACAATGGCGAGCCTAAACCAAGATCAGCGAGACGCTTTCACGGATGTGCTTGCCTTCATCAACGACCCCAAAAGGAAGTTCCATCGAGTTTCTGGTGGGGCAGGTGTCGGCAAGAGCTTCTTCATCTCCAAAATCGAACAGGACATCCTGAAACATCAGGGTCCAAATTCTTCTTTGGTTTATGTGGCAGTCACAGCCACAACCAACAAAGCAGCAGCAGTTCTGAAGAACACCATGCAGCACAAGCGTGGTGATATCCAAACAATCTACGGCTACATGAATCTTCGGGTTCACAACGACTTCAATACCGGTGATCAGAAGATCGTCCCAACCGCAAAGTGGGAAGTTCATCACAATACTCTGATCATCGTAGATGAAGCGTCAATGGTGAACAAAACCCTGTACGATTACATCGACAAGGGTACTGATTCCACCTGTAAGATTCTTTTTGTTGGTGACAAGAACCAACTGGCACCAGTCCGAGAGAATGTCTCTCCAGTGTACACCAAAAACCATTCAGAGAGTATACTCACAATTCCTGTTCGTCAGTCGAATCAACAAGCTCTGATGGACTTGGCTGAGATGGCCAAGGACACTGTGCTGACTGGCAAGTTCCATCGGATTCAAGAGGTTCCCGGTGTGATTGATTTCATCGACGGTGAACAGATGAAAGGTATCCTCGAACGTGAGTATCATGTTGAGGATCCTAACAAGCGTGTGCTCTGCTACACCAATGCCAAAGTCATTGGGTACAATGAGTACATCCGTCAGCTTCGTGGTTATGATGAACCCTACGCAGTGGGAGAGATGTTGACCAACAACTCTTCCGCAGAACTGCTTGATAAGACTCGGCTTTATACTGATCAGGTTGTGGAAGTGTTGCAAAAAAGCAACAAGTACATCGACCGCAATTGGGTGCCGGGTGAGGAGCTTGAGATGTTTGATCTGGAAGTAAGGGATCCTGAAACTCTTCAGATCTACAGCGTCCAAGTTTGTGCAGATCCAGAAGATCGTGAGCAGGTTCTGAAATACTGGAGATCTCGTAAGAAGTGGGATCGGTACTTCAAGTTCCGAGACAACATCCCAGACCTTCGAAGTGTGGCTTCCAGCACCACTCACAAGGCTCAGGGTTCCACGTATGATTCTGTCATTGTGGATCTTGCAGACATCGGAAAGTCAACCAATGCTGAGCAGACAGCCCGTCTTCAGTATGTAGCTCTGACTCGTCCCAAGAATCGCCTCTACATCAGAGGCAACCTACCAGAAAGATACTTCTCATGATCAGAACTCGGTACAGGATTGACACCCAGTTCAATGGTGTGGTTAAGAGCTTCTTCGTCACACAGAAACTGATAGGGACTTGGCCTTTTCGCCGTTGGGTGAGTGTCCATGAAGAAACCATCTACGAAGGTGTTAGCACGACTAAAGCTCAAGAAGCTATTGACGAGCGTGTTGCCTTTGAACGTAACACAGAAGTGAAAACCCGATCATGGAAAAATGATCGAGGGGAGACTCCTTACGAGGAGTTGTGATACATGTGAGGAATCGCTATGAGATACGAGATCATCGGTAAAGGTGGTCCTGCACGGATCGCCATTCTTGTTCCCCGAATCCAAGTCAATGAGGTGAAGAAGCATTATATGCCGATACTCGAATCTCTGAACGAAGAGATCATGATATGTGACATCTTCTTGGATCGAACCAAGAAGAAAACCTCTCCCAAAGACATCAAGGAATACCTTGCAGAACTTCTGCCCAATCTCACAAATACAGGGATCGAATTCCTGATCGTGACGAACTCGGAATACTTCAAGGTACTGACAAAGCAGAGAAAAACAGATGCCAACATCGGTGATATCTTTCCTACGGAAGATGGTTTCAAAGCAACCTACTGCCCCAACTACTCCCGTATTTTCTACGATCCGGACAAAACCAAAGCCAAGATTGATCAATCACTCCGGGCCGTTACCAACTTCTACGCCGGATCTCACAAGAAGCTCGGATCTGATATCATCCATTCAGCCACGTATCCATCTACGCTGAAGGAGAAGCTCGACTGGCTGGACAAGCTGATCGAGATGGACTGTGACCTCACCTGTGACATCGAAGGCTTCTCTCTGAAGCACTATGATGCTGGGATCGGTACGATCACTTTCTGCTGGAACCAGCACGAAGGTATCGCCTTTGAGGTGGATGACTGCAAAACCAAGATGGAATCTGTAGAGCTTCGCAATGCTCTCAAGAAGTTTTTCTATCGCTTTAAGCGACGCATGATCTACCATAACATCTGCTATGACGGCTATGTGCTGATCTACCAGTTGTTCATGGACGATATCCTCGACCAACGAGGATTGCTGGAAGGTCTCCGGGTGATGCTCCGGAACTGGGAATGTACCCAGTTGATCACGTACCTCGCAACGAACTCTTGTGCCGGGAATGAACTCGGTCTCAAGGCTCAAGCCCAAGAGTTTGCAGGCAACTATGCCCAAGAAGATATCGAGGACATCACGTTGATCGACCTTCCAGCCCTGCTGGAATACAACCTCGTGGACGGACTATCGACTTGGTATGTCTACAACAAACACTGGGATACTCTGACGGCTGACGATCAGATGAAGATCTATGTCGAGCACTTCAAGAAATGGGTGATAGACATCATTCAGATGCAGCTTACCGGTCTACCGGTGAACATGTCGAAAGTGGAAGCTCTCGACAAGCAGTTGAATGCTGAGTCGAATCGTTGTGTGACTCGCATGATGCAGACCAAGATCGTACAGGGTTTCCTGTATCAGATGGAGGAAAAGGCTCTCGTGAAGAAGAACGAGAAGCTGAAAACCAAAGTCGTAACAAGAGAAGATCTTGGTAAAACCAAGGATCTGGTGGTTGAATTCAATCCCGGCTCTGCTCCTCAGTTGCAAAGACTCCTGTACTCTCAGGAGTTCCTTGGTTTGCCTGTTCTGGATCTGACTGATTCAGGACTTCCATCGACAGGTGCAGACACTCTGGAGAAACTTCTGAAGCAGAATATTTCTGAGGACATCAAGGCGTTTCTTGAGATCCTGCTTGAGTACAAGGCTTCAGCAATCATCATCAGTACCTTCATCCCTGCCTTCCTGAAAGCGAAGCAAGGACCAGATGGATGGCATTACCTATTCGGTAACTTCCGACTCGGTGGCACTTTGTCTGGTCGGTTGTCATCAAACAATCCGAATCTTCAGAACATCCCTAGCTCTGCTGGGGGTCCGTTGAAGTCGAGGCTTGCAAAGCTCGTCAAAGAGTGCTTTGAAGCTCCTCCCGGATGGCTCTTTGTGGGCCTCGACTTTGACTCTCTGGAGGACAAGATCTCTGCTCTGACAACACGGGATCCTGAGAAGCTGAAGGTCTACACCGACGGCTACGATGGTCACAGTCTGAGAGCTTACGGGTATTTCGGACATCAGATGCCAGACATCGACCCTACCTCGGTGGAGTCGATCAACAGTATCGCTGACAAGTACAAGCCACTACGTCAGGAATCGAAGGCTCCTACCTTCGCTCTGACCTATCAAGGGACGTTTCATACTCTCATGATCAACTGTGGCTTCAGCAAGGAGAAAGCTCAGGACATCGAGTCCAAGTACAAGAAAATGTATCAGGTCTCGATACAGTATGTGCAGGACAAGCTGGAACAGGCCACCAAGGACGGCTACGTAACCGTAGCGTTCGGTCTGAGGGTTAGGACACCTCTGCTGGCACAGACCATCTACGGGGTCAACAAGACGCCCAAGGAAGCTGCTGCTGAGGGGAGGACAGCAGGGAATGCCATGGGGCAGTCCTACTGCATGTTGAACAACAGGGCCGCTGCTGCCTTCATGGAGGGAGTGAGAGAATCGGAATACGCCATGGACATCAAACCATGTGCTCACATCCACGATGCTCAATACTACCTCGTGAGGGACAATGGCTTCGGCCCCCTGATGTACATCAACAAGCATCTCCCCAAAGAGGTGGCTTGGCAGGAAGATCCTGAGATCTGGCATGATGAGGTTAAGCTCTCTGGTTCATGTGAGATTTTCTACCCGAACTGGAACCATGGGTTTGATCTTCCGAACGACTGTTCGAAAGAAGTGATCATCGAACGGATTATCAAACACAAAGAGAAGCTGAAAGAAAAAGGTATAGCAGCATGAAAAAGCTCACCAACCAACATCAAATCGACCTTCCCATTGCAGTCTGGCTGCTTCAGCAGGGCTACTACAGTGGGGCAGATGTCGCACCGGAAGGTGAGTTGATCTCTGTCACCACCTTGATGAAGCCTACTCGTAGGCTCATCTTGGAACGACAGGTAGACTACACTGCTGAAACCATGGACGTGAGTGATCTGATTGCTTCACGTATGGGACACTCGCTTCACGAAGGTGTGGAGCGAGCTTGGATAGAGGGCGACTGGGCGGGGGCGATGCGGCGTCTCCATTACCCCCAGTCAGTGATTGACCGGGTTAAGATCAATCCAGATCCCTCTACGCTCGGTGAGGACGACATCCCCATTTACTTGGAGCAGCGCCGCTTCAAGGAGATCGGTGGAATCGTCCTCACCGGGCAACTCGATTTCAGCATCGACGGTGCATACCGTGATGTGAAGACGACTTCGACCTTCAGCTATACCAGTGGAACCAAGGATGAAGATTATATCCTTCAAGGATCCATGTATCGGTTCATCATGCCGGAATTGATCTGGAAGGATAAGATGAGGATCGAATTCATCTTCACCGACTGGCAGAAGTTTCGTGCCAAGGCTGATCCGAATTATCCTCAAGCGAAGGTAGCTCACAAAGAGTTTCCTCTTTTGTCTCTCCAAGAGACTGAACAGTGGATCCTCGACAAGCTGGAAGACATCAAGAAGAACGCCAAGCATGTGAAAAACCAAGACAAAATGGTTCGGTGTTCTGACAAGGAATTGTGGAAACAACCTGACAGCTTCAAGTATTACGCCAACCCTGAGACTGCGAAAGCAGGGGGGCGTGCTCAGAAATCTTTCGACAACTATGCAGACGTAGATGCACATCTGAAGTTGAAAGGCAAAGGAACCATCGTCACCGTCAAGGGTGAGGTCAAGGCATGTGAGTATTGCCCTGCTTTTTCGGTCTGTGAACAACGCAAGGAGTATTTCCTAGATGACTAACTTCTATGATCGTTCGGTCATCGAGAGCATTCCGCACCATCCCGCAATGGAAGAACTTGTGGATCTTCTCTGCCATCGAACTGGCAACGTGAATCGTGACTTCTTTCAAGCTGAGGTAGCCTATTTCCTTGGCTTGATGCCTTCGGCTATGAGAACCACGATCAACAGCCCAGAACGTGGCAAGATCCCTGTGAACATCTATTCGATTGCCTTGGCCACATCTGGCTTTGGTAAGGGTCATTCTGTCTCTTTGATGGAAAATGTGCTGGCTGACTTTCGTGAAAATTTCATGCACGGCAGTTTCTACAACCTTGCTGAAACCAATCTTTTCAATCTCGCAGTGGATATCGCTGCTGCAAAGGGTGGAGATGAAGCCAAAGAAAAAGAAGCATTAGACAGTGACTTCAAGAAGCAGGGACATGCTCCCTTCATCTTTGACTCAGGCACTGGTCCTGCTGTAAAGCAGCTTCGCTACAAACTGTTGCTTGCAGGTGTAGGCTCGATCAACTTCCAGATGGATGAGATCGGCTCGAACCTGCTGGGCAACAATGAGGTTCTGAACGTGTTCCTCGAACTCTATGACCTTGGCAAGATCAAAGCCAAGCTCGTGAAGAACACTCCAGACAACGAACGAGGCATTGATATCGGGGGTATGACCCCGGCCAATATGCTGATGTTTGGAACCAACAGCAAACTGTTCGACGGAGCCAAGGTGGAAGAGGAGTTTTACTCCATGCTTTCAACTGGTTACGCTCGACGTTGCTTCTTCGGTATCGGTAAATCCGAAACCAAATTCGCCACTGTTGATCCTGAAGATGTTTACAATGGGCTGGTGTCAAAGCAGCAGTCCAGTGCTCTTCAGAAGTGGCGTACCTACTTCCAGAGGTTCGCTGACCTTCGGTATCATGGAATCGAACTCGACGTTTCCAAATCTGTGGGTGTGGAACTGACTGCATATCGTCTTCAGTGTGAAGCTGAAGCGAATGCCATGCCCGAGCATGAGGAAATCCGGAAAGCAGAACTGTCGCACAGGTACTTCAAATCCCTGAAGCTGGCGGGTGTCTACGCATTCATCGACGAGTCGCCTGAAATCACCGACATCCACCTACGGCAAGCCATCAAGGTAACCGAAGAGTCAGGTGCGTCCTTTCAGAAACTTCTGAAGCGCGAACGAAACTTCGTTCGATTGGCGAAGTACATTGCGGCTGCTCCGGACAACCTCACTCATGCGGACCTCGTGGAAGACCTTCCGTACTATCCCACCTCTACGGTGGCACGGAAGGAGATGATGGACTTGGCGATGGCATGGGGCGTGGGCAACCACGTCGTCATTACCAAGAACGTCGTCCAGTCGGTGGAGTTCTTCAGTGGTTCGACGTTGCAGGAGACTGATCTGAACAAGCTGATGTTCAGCATGAGCGATCATTTCGCTTATGACTATGAGCCTGTGACTCAACCACTGGAGAACCTTGAGAAACTGTTCAAAGCTCCGAATTTTCACTGGTGTAATCATCAGTTTGAAGGTGAGCATCGTTCTGAAGACAAGGTGATTCCCGGATTCAATATGCTGGTCATCGACATCGACGGACATGAACGTGACAAGGAAGGGAACGTCATTCAAAATGGACCAACACTCGATCAGGTCCACACTCTTCTGGATGACTATACTTTTGCCACCTACACCACAAAGAGTCACACAGACGAAGAACACCGCTTCCGTCTGATCATTCCGACCAACTATGTGCTTCATCTGGAGAAGGATGACTACAAAGAGTTCATGGACTCTTTTGCTTTGTGGCTGCCATTCCACACGGACACTGCTGCACAACAGCGTAGCCGTAAGTGGAGGACCAATCCAATGGCTGAAATCTACATCAATCGTGGACCACAAGTCCTTGATGTACTGCCATTTATTCCCAAAACCAAAGCAAACAATGAGTACGTTCAGACGATCATTGATCTTAAGAATATGGATAATCTCGACCGTTGGTTCTTGAACCATATGCAGGTCGGTGGTAGGAATAACACCCTGCACAATTATGCTAAAATGCTGATGGATGCAGGAGCAGACTACGACACCATCGAGAAGAAGGTCGTCAAGCTCAATCAGGACTCTGGTTCACCACTGAAGAAGGATGAAGTCTATTCGACTGTCCTGAAATCAGTGGCTTCCAAGATGTCCAAGTAAGGGGAAACCATGACAGATATCAATCCACACAGCATCCTGATTTGTGGTGAATCAGGTGCAGGGAAATCAATGTCCCTGTACGAACTGAGAAACAGAACTGATGTCCTGTATCTCAACTGTGAGGGTGGCAAACCGCTACCCTTCAAGAACAAGTTCAAGAACAAGGTGATTGTCGATCCTGAAGACATCATCACCATGCTCGAAGAGCTTGCAGAACTGGGAGAGAACAGCCCATTCAATTTCGTGGTGATCGACACCATCAGCTTTATGATGGATCTCTACGAAACGATTCACGTTCTCGACTCAGCCAACACCCAAAAGGCTTGGGGTAATTATGGTCAGTTCTTCAAACGACTGATCACTGTATCGTCTCAAGTCGATGCTTTCTTCATCTATCTCGGTCACTTGGATCGAGAACTTGATGAAGAAGCAGGGATGTATCGGACTCGTGTACCCGTAAAGGGTGCCTTGGCCAAGAAGGGGCTGGAAGCCTACTTCACCACTGTGATCAACGTCAGCAAACAGCCTATGAAGGAGCTTCAGAAGACTCCGAATGCAATGCTGAACATCACTGAAGATGATGAAGAGCTTGGTTTCAAGCACGTCTTCCAGACCCGAACCACAAAGAAGACTGTCGGAGACAGGATTCGATCCCCTATGGGAATGTGGAAGAAGGAGGAGTTGTACATCGACAACGACATCGCTCCTGTCATTAAGAAGATGATCGCGTACTACGACGAATAACTCTTCTTTCTCGGTCTCTGACCAAAAACTACCTCATCAATGAGAAGGAAATCAGATGAGCAACATCTTTGCACAGAAGAAATCCGTCAAATCCGAGAAGGTCGAAGACGACTACATCGGTGGCGGTGGCACGCTTGAGACGGATATCTATCCAGCAAAAATCAAGTATGCCTACATCGGCAAGAGCCAACGCTCTGAAGCACGATCCCTGAACCTCTGTCTCAAGATCAATGGTCTTGAGCAAACACACACCATCTGGATGACCAATGGTTCTGGTGACGTGACGTACAAGGACAAAAAGTCCGGTGAAGAGAAGAATCTTCCCGGCTACAACCAAGTCAACTCGCTCGCCATGCTGCTGCTCTCGAAAGAGATTGGTGATCTGGATGTCGAAGAGAAGACTCTCAACCTGTATGACTACGAGTCAAAGCGTGAAATCCCGCAGGCAGTTGACTGCTTCGTGGAGCTTCACGGTGAGAGCCTACAAGTGGCTCTTCAGAAGCAGGTGGTGGACAAGACCCAGAAGAACGAATCGTCTGGTGAGTATGAGCCTACCGGCGAGACTCGTGAAACCAACGAGATCGTGAAGTTCTTCCCGGAAGCTCTGCCTGTGACCATCTCTGAGGTGGCTCACTATGTGGAAAGCCTTGGTGGTGACTTCGACGACGTTCTGAGCGACGGTGATCTGCTCAAAGCCATCAAGCAGATGGATGAAGAGCATGGTCAGTACGCCCAGAAGTGGCTGGAGAAGAACCGTGGCAAGACATGGGATCGCTCTACCAAAGCTGAAGGCAAGTCCTTTGGTGGTGGTGCGAAGAAGTCGGCTGGTGGATCCTCCGAGAAGAAGAAGTCGGCTCTGTTCGACGATTGATCCTCTCAGATCTACTCGATGGTGAGGTTGGGGATTCGTACTCAGTGCGGATCCCCACTTACGTTCATGTAAGCAAGACAACTACCAAACCGGTAAATCTCAATGTTTACAGGAACATGCACCATCATCACCTGAATACACAAAAGAAAAACTTTGAAGAAGAGGTAGCCCCGTTACTCAGGGATAAGCCTACAGCAGAGAGGGTCTGGATCCACTACGAGATCTTCGCACCGAGGAACGGGCGACTCGACACCATGAATGTCGGGTCCATCGCTGATAAGTATTTCAGTGACACACTGGTGAATTGTGGAAAACTGCCGGATGACAACCAAGATCATATCATCCTGTCCACGTTTTCCTTTGGTGGCGTCTGTCCATTGGACGGCCATGCCATTGCAACAGTCAACATTCTGGAAAACAAGGAGCCAGAAAACATGAGAATCCTACTGGATCAAGAGGACATTCAGAATGCTCTGAACGCCTACGTCAAGACCCTTGCCCTGCCCAATGCAGATCAGGCTACGGTCGAAATCTCCATCGAGTATGGAGACAATGACGATGACGATGAGATCGTTGCTGAAGTCATCATGGGAGAAGCTCCCGTGAAGAACAAGGGTGGTCGTCCCCGGAAGAACGCACGCAAGCCTGCTACCAATATAGAGGAGGCTGCTGATGCTCCTGAAGAGTCTGCTGATAGCGGCGACGAAGGAAGTGGCACTGACTCTGATAGCGGAGGAAGTGAATCGGAGACGCAACCTGCTGAAGACGGAGAGAAAGAATCTCCGAAAGCAGGTGGCAAGGGAAACCTCTTCGGGGACTCCGAAGGAGAGGAATCCTCGGACTCCCCGACCACAACTGAAGAAGCTAAAAGTGAAGCCCCCAAAGAAACTGGTGGTACGAAACTGAAGCCCAAGAAGTCAAGTATCTTCGATGTGGACTAAGTTCTGCAACATTTTCAAAGCACTGGCAGGGACGGTAGGTATCGTCCTTGCCCTCATCATCACAGCAATCATCGGAGTTGCTGTGGCCTTTGTTGGCTTCTTTCTATTCTGGGGCCTCATTGGTATTGCCGTCGTCACTGGCATCTTTTTCATTATCTGGGCTGTGATCGACGAAGCAAAGGATTGACCTTGTTGGTTTGGCAACCAAGAAAGTCATTGGCCACCCGGTTGGTACTTAACAAATTCCGGCGACTTGGACTCCTGTTGTTAGACGGATCATACGGCATCACAGAGTAGGTCGTAGACACGTTAGCCAGTGTCATCCTGTGCAGGGCATAGAGTGGTCAGGGATAGCTTCCCTGACCCCCCTGTTACCCATTCATCAGATTGACCCATGGGTTCAGTTCCGGAGCACCGAAGAGCATCTCGAACCCTGTGGCATAATCCATCCGACCTTCACCAATCACAGTAAAGATGTTGTCTTGGATCGGAGATCCAGTATCCGTGATCCCATTCAACAGCATGGCTCGAACAGGATTTTCACGCATTTGCTTCATAGCAATCTTGGTGATCCGGATCTTGAATGCCATGAACCAAGTCAAACCATTACGCTCAAGCATAGAGCGAGTACGGCCCGGAAGAGCACTGAAGTTCACAAACTCCTCGTTCATCAAAGCGAGTGCCTCTCCTTCCGGAATACCCTGCGAAAGCAGGTGATCGTAATAGATCGACTTCGCCAAGAAGTCACCGTACTGGGTAGCCCGGTTGGCAGCCCGATAGAGTTGTGTGGACTTCGAAACCAAAGCATTCTTCGACAACGTGTACAGAGTATCAGGCAGCTTATCAGCCTGAGCCTCAAGCCATGCAGCAAAACCACCAGTGGTCTGAGCACGATCAAGACCCTCGATACCCTCTGAGATCTGCTTGTATGCACCAGCAGCAATCATAGGAGCGATAGTCATCTTCGCATTCAGATCCTTCATTACTTGAATCTTATCACGAATCAAACGCTGACGACGAGGATCCTGAGTCATGTGATACTGGTTCTCCAGTTCCATGATCTTCATGTGGTTTTTGTTGAACTCAGTGATCTCAGCCAGTTTCGAACGATATTGCTTCTGAATGGTTTTCAGAGGCACACCACTTGTAGCAAGCTGAATGATGTTCGCCTGTGTGTTCACAATTGGAACGATCAGCGACTTAACCACGATGATGTCTTTCGCATCTGAAACCAAAGACTGAAAACCCTGCTCCCCTTTGACAAGAAGGGTACGCAGTGAGGTTTCACCAAACTGCTGACGGGTCACAGCCTTAACGACGTTCTGCAACTCCTTGGGCATACGGGTTTTTCCGGTCCAAAGATCAGCAATAGATGCTTCACGATAGCCTACCGAAAGGTTAGCCATCGAAGTCATGACCATCATTCCGTTTCCATCGAACTTCCCATCCATGTAGGATTTGATGTTCTGAGGAATCAGTTTGAACGATTCAGCGTAGATCGGATCCTTGGTCTTCTTCATGTTTGTGAAGAGGTTTTCAGTACCGGCTTCCCGGTTCTGCCACATGGCATCAAGTTTATCGACAAGTGCCATATTCCACTGGGTCGAGAGTTCTTCTTCCACCTGACGACCAGCCCAAGCACCGATGTTGATTGCAAAGTTCTCTTCACGACCCAACAGCTTGTCAGTCAGCACAGGATTGATCGAACGCTCGAACCCGAGGATCGTCTTGTCTTCATCGAAGATAGGCATCAGGACTTCGTTCTCATCCTCTGGGGTGTAGGTCGGATCAAGGAGTTCTTCCATGATACGGTTCACCACAGCAGGATCAGAGATGAAGCTCGTCGCATCTCCAGTCACAGTCAGACCAGTGTTGATGTCCACACCACGATACGTGGAGGAGACATTCTGCATGATCCCCTGAGAATACTGCCCCTGCTGTGATATATTTGTCACATAGTAGGACCGAGCAAATGCGTTGTTCACATCACCAGTGAACGGAGCAATCTTCTTGTAGCCCCGGTGCAGCATCTCTTCTTCATCAGAGTCTTTGGCCACGATGATACGATGATTCTCTGCTCCCAAATTGGGAACATACCCTTTGAAACCATTCAGCTTAGCTTGTTCAGAGACAGCCTTCTGATCCTCAGCATCGTTCAACTGTTGCATATATGACACAATTGCCATGATGGCCTTGGGTTCGTTCTGCCACAGTTGGACCGTATCCTCACGGATGTCTGCATCCATCGTGTCGATGGCGTAGAACGTGGTCAGTTCGTCGATCAGAGCCACAACGTCATCCCCATAATCTCCCTCAAGGTTCTGAGAGATCGCATAGGCGTTACGGATCAGAAGAGTTCCGACACGTTTCCCGTTCATGTAGTCAGCCAGTTGCTTCGATTTGTCGATGGCATCTTGGAAGTCAGTCGGGTTCATCTTCGATTGAAGCTGCTGCTCCAAGAACTGGATCTGATTCTGACGACGACCACTCTCTTCAAGGAACTGCATACCCGACTGGAGGTTTGCCAGATCGAGGAAACGAGTGAAGTCAGTACGACCCAGAGTCCGTTGCATGGACTTCCACTGCTGAGCCACAGGAGGAGTGCTGAAGAGCTTGTTCAGAAGCTCAGGCAGGTTCTCCCGGAAAGCCTGACGAACACCAGAGATACGGCTATTCACCACGTCCAGCATGGCAACGAAGTCTTTGTTGTCCCGATTGGTTCCAACGAATTCGTCGATCAGTTCACGGATCGGAACCAAGGAAAGAATCGGGATCCCCTGATAGACAGACCTCTGTGCCATCTGAGCATTCAGTTCAGTCCCCGGTTTGTCGAGGAAGTTGGTGGTATAAGTCAGGGCCGAGGTCAGATACTGAACGATGGTTCCACGAGTATCAGCACGAGCCTGTGCATCCACATCCCGCATCGTCTCAGCGATGTTGGTAAGCTGATCCTTCACAAACCGATCAGCAGCATTCAGACCACCTGTGAGCTTCTCCAGAATGGCAAACTCTTTCTCTTGGTGGTGATCGACGATGGTTTTCTTGAGACCATCCAGAACCTCTTGAGGAACGCTCTCCGTAGAGATCGTACCCATGAGTTTCCGCATGAACATGTTCGTACCACGAACCAAGAAATCATTCAGACCAGAGCCAATCTCACCAGTCTCAGGTGCAGGGATCTGATCCATGACATCACGGAACTTCTTCGATGTCTGGCTCAAGGCAAAGAGCACAGCCACGGCATCCGACGTGTCATCGGTCTTATATGCACCGAAGGAGTTCAAGACAGCAGAGTACGTCTGTGCATCTTCCGGAGTGGAACCAAACATCTCAGGAGTCATGTTCTCCTCAACGTGCTGGAACACTTTGGTCAGAGCAATCAGAGAGTTCGGGTCCAGAACCATTTCAGACTTCAGGATCCCATAGATCGCACGGAAGGTAGCCCGGTCATTTGCATTCCGGAGCATACCTGCCTGACGCAGAGAGTCGAGAACACGATCAGCATTCGCCTGATTGATGGCCAGTTTCGAGATACGACGACGGCCTTCTTCAGAACCGAGATCCTGTTGATCGACCCAGTTCTCCAGAGTCTGGATCCAATAGTCAGTATGGTTGTTTCCGAGAGGAGTGGATTCTCCCCCACCATTCCCACCATTGTTTCCGTCTCCACCATCACCATTACCACCTTCTTCACCAAAGGCTTCCTCCAGATGAGGAGTCATCATCATGTGAGTGTTGAAAACAGTCTGGTTGAACATGTCCGTCGGAATGGCACCCATCAGACGACGCATCAGGTTCAGGACAGCATCAGACATCTTCGACAGGAACGAGGCTTCCTCACTCTTCAGACGCTTAGTGATCTGGCTGTTGGACAAGGCCCAAGCCATGTATTCATTCACAGCAGCAGCCTTGCTCCATGGATCAGTCTTGTTCCAGTGACGAGAGATTGCCACCTGAGCATTGATGATGTTCTGGCCCTTGGACTCGATATTCAGGAATTGAACCATGAGATCCTCAAGGTTCTTCACCCACTTGTTCCCGTTCCCTTCGTAGTGATCGAGCACAGTGTTGAACGTCGCAGCATGAACAAACTCATGTATGAAGGTTTCAGGATCGTTGGTGGCCAGATACATGATCCGGTTTTCCACATCCCAACCACCTTTCACGTCACGCATGACGTTGGTGGCATTAGGCATGTTTTCCTGCATCCAGTCACGAACCTGTTCGACAGTTCCCATCACAAGCTGGGCTTCCATCAGACCAGTTTCGTCCAGTTGCATCAGCTTGTTGATGACCTTCAGTTGACGGTCATTCAGTTTCAAGGCTTGGAAGTGAGCACCCACAGTGGTGACGAATACCGGTGCTTTCACATCGGTCTTCTTGTCCGGGTTCTTGCCTTCCAGAAGGCGTTGAATACGGGTGTTGATCTCCGCAGGAGAACGCTCCTCACCTGTGCTGCTGCTCCAGCCTACAGACGAACCACCCATTTGATCGACAGTACGTGCAGTCTCTTTCATTACTTGCTTGAATGCACGGTTCTGACGAAGAGCTTCTGTCAGAAAATCTCCCACTGCATCAGCAGAGGTGGCAAAGTTCAGATCAGGATTCTTGTTTTCTGAAGCCAGTTCAGACACGACTTCTTCCAAAAGATTACGATCCACTTCCGGATTGTTTAGGAAGCCGTTGAAGTTCTGCTGAACCATAGAAAGAACATCACGATCCCAAGACTTTGCCACCTGCTGGTTCACGTAAGGGGCATACTCTTGGATCTTGTCCAGAGGGATATCCAGACCATCGAAGATCCCCAGTACGTCGTCAGGTGCTCCATCCGAACCAAAGATAAGATTCATCATCATGGCGTCGCCAGTACCGATCACAGAGAACGGAATGGCACGAACACCCACATCATCAGGACGACGCATCTGCGGTCCCTGAGTCATCTCACGATCAAAGTTGGTCGAAGTACGGAAGTCATCTGCACGCTGCTTGGTGAAACCACCAATCAGAAGAGACTGGTCATCAGACACGAAGATGGGAGCCATCGTCATCAGACGATCTTCCAGCTTCCGGATCTCTTCCAGAGGAACTTCAGTGATACGAGCCTTGCCGGTTTTAGAGTTACGGCCAACCTTGTCCTGTTTGGCCAGATCTTCAGCCAGTTTCTCAAGCTCAGCATCGTAGATCTTCTGGAGATACCGGGCCTGAATGTTCGTGGACATCACCATGACATCATTCAGACGACCGACCTTATGACCAATGACAGCCTTGGTAGCCTCAGTCAGAGCTTTACCAATGCTGAATTGGATCGAGGTACGGAACTTGTTCACCTGTTCCGAAGGGAAGTTGAATTTCTTGGATGGTTTGTCACCAATCTTCAGACCCAAGGCATTCATATCCTTGGTGAATCCGGGATAGTAGAACTCATCCAGAGACACATTCTCCGGCTTCTTCTGAAGATCCTCATAAAACTTGATCAGCATGTCATCAGCAATACCAACAGCCACACCACGGACACCAGATCCATAGTTGATCTTTGTCATCGGATTTTTGGCAGAGTTACGAGTCATCTGACCGGTATCAGGATCGAAGTTTCCGATGATACCTGCCAGACGAATCGCAGCCTTACGCTGCTCCAATTGCCATGGTTCCAAACCTTCCACACGCATGAGGATCTGATCACCCAAACGAGCGACAGTCTCGTACATGTCGAGGCTGGTTTTCTGAGCAAAGTAGTCATTCACTGCCTTGCCAGTTTTTCCAAGGTACAGACCCACACGCTGGAAGTTCTCGAACATCTCAGGAGAGATCACACCCTGAGCGAAGTTCACCATCATGTTGGCAACACCGTTCGTCAGACCATCAAGCTCAAAGCTGAGAGAGGTACGGAAATCAGTCTGTCCGTTCTCACGGGCAAGCTCCATCTGAGCCACAGCCATGATCGCTTTCAGTTGCTGAGGTTCAACAATACCCACGGCATCTTTGAATGCCTGCTGGTCGATATCATTCCCTTTGAGAATCTCTTTCATCATGTCCTTGGCAGGACCAAAAGTCTCTTCAAAGATACGAGGAGCATTCTCAATGATGAAGCGATGGTTCTTCTTTTCAGCCTTGTTCACACCGCTGAGATCAGCAGCCTGACCCACGGCAATCCAGAAATTATCCAGATTGTTCAAAGAGATAACACTCCAAGTCGCAGTGACTAGAGCACGCATGAACTTGTTGCTCTGAAGGTTCGGACCCTGAGCCTGATGACGACCCACCTTGGTGATACCAAACGGGAAGTACACCGGGATCTTGCCCGGTTCATCTCCACTATTGGAGAGAGCCTCAACGAGAGCAATGGTTTCGTCGATGTTCTTCGTGATGCTGATGTTCTTGCCACGAATGGACTTCTTCAGCACAGAGTTCTCGGTTTCATCATCAGTGAAACCAAGCACATCCTGAATCACACCCTCATCGAAATAGGCTACGATCTGGGCGAAGGTTTCATCCAGATAGCTCGGAATGTCCTGCATCTTCTTGAGAGCACGCTTCTCAAGCATGGACAGCAGGATGTTGGTACGACCCTGAGTCTCATCAACAGTTTCGATTTTCTTCCCGATTGACCAGATGGGAGCACGATCACCAAACAGAACTTCACGAACAGTGGCAGCCTTGCCCTGAGTCTTGGCAGCCTGAACTTTGGCACGCCAATCACGCAGAGGGTTCTCCCCAGTCTCTTCGTCGATCAGGTTGTTCACCAGATACGTTTCCGTCATCTGGGTGATCTTGTTCCCTTTCTTGTCAGTCTTCCCGGTATCCACAGGAAAGCGTGCAGTCTGCACAAACCGACCATCCTGAGACAGAGCAGTGAAAACCTCTTTGGTGAAACCATGGATAATCCCTTGAAGGATATTGGTTTTCTGTTTCGGATCCATCTGGATGTCGAGCATACGCATGATCTCATTGCTGAGACTGTCCACAGCATTGCTGGGAGGAACACCATTCATCACAGCACCGTGATGCTCTTCAGAGATGTCCACAAGGTTCAGACCCAGCTTCTCAAGAGTGTCGTCGATACGGTTGGGATCAGATCCAGTGTTGTTCATGAGCCAGTCAGACACAGCCACAGCAACCATATCCAACAGGTTCTCATCGTAGTTCCCAGTTTTGGGATCCACCAGCATACCACCACGGAACTGCGGGAACTGAGTCTGACCTTCCTGAATGAACTCACGAATAGTCTTCTTCCGTCCATTCACAGTGATCTGTTTGTCCAGACGCTTCCGCATCTGAGCCTTCAAAACATCCCCTACAGCCTTGACAAAGTTCAGAGATTCAGCATTGGCTTTCTTACTATTAGCCATGACCTTCTCAAGCTCAGACATAGTGCTGGGATGGCCCTCAGTCTCCTTCATGATGAAGGAATTCCAGAACTCACCCAGCACTTTGAATCCACGAGTCACAGCCTGACCAGTGGTTTCGCTTACTTGTTCATTGGTTTCTGTTTCGACTGGGGTTTCGATTGCGACGATATCTCCATCTCGTCCGGAACCGGTGTTTTCGGTACTGACGGACTCAGGGGCAGTTCGAGTTGCTTCGGGTCTTGGGCCATAGATTCGCTCCAGTTCTGCTAGGGCAATAGGGGCGTTCGCAAGCATGTCACGACCACCCATGAAGAAGTATTCAGTGAGCACAGCCCACATCTCAGCCTGACGCTGATCAAGATCTCCATCTTCTTGGAAAGACTCAACATACTCATAACGACTCTGAGTGAATTCATTGTAGTTATGGTCGATTGCTTGCCATTCCTGATCAAGAGGCTGACCAATTTCAAACATACGCTGCTTGGAGATTGATGCAGGATCATCAGAGAAACGAGTATGAGTGAAGTCCATTACATGGGCCATTTCATGGACCACGACGTTCTTACCATTCTTGGTTAGATTACCTTCACTGTCGAACATCTTCTCATTCATGAAGATTTCGCCACGTTTCTTTCCAGCAGGAGTCCATGCAAACCCCCAACCTTTTTCTACACGATCCGGATAGATCGTTACTTGATCGACACGCTTCAGAGCATCTTTACCAAACTTGGCTTCGATCAGAGCACGTACTTGGTTACGTGCAGCATTAGTGATTGCCTTCACACGAACACGATCAATCGGATCCCACTTGGAAGGATCTTTCAACAGGTTGTAGAGGTCTTTGTCTGCATCAGTCTCCTCCGTTTCAACTGGAGTTTCATCATTCACAGACTCGGTTTGCGCCTCGTCTGTTCTTTCTTCAACACCAGTTGCTCCATCGTCGATAGCCGTTGGAGGAGTTTCTTCAATGGTATCTTCCACAATCTCCTCAGACACCGCCTGCGGCGTGTCTTCGTCGATAGTCTCCGAGGGAGTTGACTGTTCTTGTGTTTGTTTCTGCTGCTCGTCGGAAACTGCCGTTTCCTCCTCGACAGCCGTTGGGTTGTTGTCGGGGAGAGTCAGTGTGACTGGCATCACAATGTTCATTCCCTCGAAGACTTCGGGGAATTCCTTCTGGATCGCAGCATAGACAGTCTCAGCAGTACGGACATCAGCTTCCACCTGCTTTGCAGTAGCGATGGACTCAGGATTATCCAGATGCACGAAGACTTTGGATCCTTTCCAGTTAGCTTCTTCTTCGAACTGAAGAGGATTCTTTAATCCACGGAAACCAAGAGAAGGACCAACACGTTTTCCTTTCTTGTTCACGACGTTAGCAGCAGCAGAACGGTTCAAGGCATCCACCTTGTTGTTCATATGCTGGATAAAGTTGGTGAATTCCTGAGCCACCTGAGCCAAAGGAATGATGTTTCCATCATTATCCAGTACAGTCTGATCAGGAGATTGAAGTCCTTGAATGATATCTCGTGCGAAATCATTCACCGAACGGTACAGCCTTGGCTTGGCACCACGAGATTCATAACCTTCAGCAAGGATCGAGCGACTCACTTCATCTCTCGACGTTCCTTTCTTGGGTTGCTCTCCAATCCTGCTGAGACCGATGTTCTCCTCGTCTTGGATCTCGATCTGAGTGTCCAAACGTTCGTTCACGGCACGAGATGCGTTGAGAGCAACCCGCGTAATCTTTGCCTGAAGAGGTGTGAAATCCTTGGAGTTCTGTTCGAGAATCTTCTCAGTACGATCAGGGTTCACATTCGTCGGGTTGGTCAAAGCCACGTCTTTCGTGAGCTTGACCTCTTTCGGAGTGATCGCAGAATCCTTGATGATCCCGACACGCTTCGTATCGTTCAGATCCACCATACCAGCTTCTTTGATAATCCTCTGCGAAGCAGGGGTATCAATCAGAGCATTGGCCAGCCGTTTGGCTTTCGGAGGTAGAGAGTTAGCCATCTGACGAATCTTCATCAGTTGGTTCGCTGCATATGCAGTGTCCTCTGTCCCCAGACGGAAACCTTTCTCAGACATCTTGGCATTGATGGCAGCAACAGTCTCAATGACATTGTTCCCCTGAAGACCAGCAAAGCCTTCAGATGGTTCATCCACTTCATTGATCTTTGTCTGAAGCTCAGGAGCCAAGTTCTCCATCTGCGTCGAGACCTCTTCGTTGAGATCCAGAGCAGATTGAGTATTAGCTTTCAATTGTTTCCGATTGGCTTTGTTGATGGTGGAATCAGCCACGTAAGCGATAGCAGGCGAAATCAGTTGCCCTGTGGCTTCAGCAACCCTTTGAGCTTGCCTCACGACGGGAGCAGCACGTTCTCCGACAGCATCAGCCAAAGGACCAGCAGCAATAGCCCCAGCAGCAGCCGTATTGCGTGCAGCAGCCCCAGCACGCTCACGAGCAGGTGCAGTGGACTCATAGATCGACTGAGCAGCCTGTGCGGCTGTGACAGCCCCTGAACCAAGGGCTTGAGCACCAGCTACCACAGCACCCGGAGCTTGAGCCACAGTGTTCAGAGCAACACGAGGAGCACCCAAAGTACCAGCTTGTCCAATACCACCCAAAGCACCGGCTGCAACTTCTTCACCCAGTCCTTCAGTGTACGACGTGCCAATATCTGCACGTTCGTTCATGGCAAGAGCACCAGACAGAACCGATGCAGCAGACTGACCACCTTCTTCCACACCTTGAGCAGTGATTTGACGCATACCGTCAACGATCCCCGATCCTTTGAATGCCCCGATAGGAGCAGTTTCAAAGCGACGAGTGAGCATACCAAGAGCAATGGCAGCGGGAAGGTTCGCAGAGAATGCAGTCTCAGCAGTCATATTGGCCAGAGCCACACGAGCTTCCGATTCAGAATACCCTTCTTCCAGAAGACCTTGATACACTTCAGATTGGTTCAGGGTTTCCTGATCTATGTCCATGACGTTTTGCATGGTTTCTGCGTAGGTTCCAGAGGCTTCCGTTGCACCAATAGCGGCAGCAGCAGCACCCGCAGCAGCAAGAGACTGAGCACGCTTAGATGCAGTAAGACGGGCCACACCTTTGGCAGCCAGAATACTTGCACCACGGGCAATAGCAGCAGACGGACCCAGTGAACCAAGAGATTGAGCAATCAGTTCCTGAGCCTGACCATAGTCAGTTCCAATGTTCTTTCCTGCATCAAGGAAGTTCTTCCCGACCATCTGGGCAGAAGCCATCCAAGGAGACATACCGTCTTCAATGGCACGTTGGGCTTCAACGAAGTTGTCCTGACTGTCAAGGTTCTGTTGAATGGCAGCAAACTGAGAGCTTGCCTGAGCACGATCAGATCGACCAGAACGAATCTCTTCCTGAACGAAACTTGTGAAATCGGCCAGAGTTGCAGAAGCAGCATCAGCATCTACACCAGCAGCCCAAGCCATAGGACGAACAGCCAGAGCACCAACAGTGTTCCCGGCTAGTCCTACAAAGCTGGAGATGAAATCCAGAGAAGCATCTCCAGCAGCTTGTGCAACAGAATTCTTGTCATCACGGAAGCGTGCGAGTTCTTCTTGGGTATTCCGAAGAGTGAATGCTTGGTCAGCGACATCCTGACCATACTTCATTCGAAGGGTATCAAAGTTCTCAACCAAGAGATCACGAGCCAAACCAGCTTCAGTAGCAAGCATATTGTCTTGCTCAGCAGCAATGGCAGCCCGTGTATGGAAAGTCGGATCTAGAAGCTGTCGTTGAGCTTCACGAGCGGTTTCAGTTTCATTGCGTTGTGCAATGATCGGATCAAGTGGTGAAGTTTGATAAGGTCCGCTCATGGTATGTAGTGTCCCAATAGATCACATTGTGACCCCGATATGGCATACCATGAGCAGAGTTTCCAGAGGTTTTATGGCACAGGCTGATTTGCTACTGCCTCACGACGTGCAGCCGCAGCAGCGATTGCAGCTTCAGCAGGGTCTTGTTGACCACCAGGACGAAGAAGAGCATCTTCACTGAACAAACCACGAGCCTCAGATCGCATTGCTGTCATTTGGGTAAGCCCAGCAGCAATACGTTCTTGAATCACTTGACGCTCACGAGAATCACGAGTCTTTTCAAGGCGTTGTTGATCTTCCAAGATCTGTTTGTTGATTTCTGCCAGATCCTGTTGAATTTCAGCAGCACGACGATTGGCATCACCAAACCGAGACTGAGCATCAGGATTCAAAACCTTTTGAGCCATCTCGGCAGCATCATCAATATCAAAACGACGTTCCAGAGTATTGGCACCAAAACCAGCAAACGAGAAAGGATCCCGAACAAAGATTTCCCGAGCCACAGCAGCAGCTTGTGCTTCTGTGATACGGTTATCAGACGCGATACGATCCACAAGGTTACGAAGGTTGTTTCGATCATAACCAGCTTGGCCTTTAGTAAGAAGACCACCCCACACACCAGCAGATTGACCATCAGTGTCAAGATTGAGCATCTGCTCAAGTTCGACAATAGGATCTTCAGCTTGCATGAAGCGTTGTGTATCCACTTGGATACGTCCCATAGCAGAGCCTTCCAGACCCTGACGCATATCAGCTTCTGCACCAGCAATGATGTTGGTAGCAGCCACATCCTGAGTCACACTGGGAGCCAGTTGCTCTTGGAATGCCGAAGAGTTGGCAAGAAGATCTTCAGCCCACTGAGTTGCCTGAAGACGTTCAGCATCAGAGAAGTTTCCTGATTGAGCCAGATCTTCATTCAGAGCCTGAAGGAAATCAGTCTGGTTCAGGATGTTTGGATCTGCCATCCGTTCTTGGAAGATGTTTGCAGCAATATCTTGATTTTGCTGAGTGATATCTTCCATGATCTGCTGATCACCAGCAGCACGGAATGTATCAGAACCAGTCATGATTGCTTCAATCTGAGAGAGATTCAGAAACTGAGAATCTGCCAGAGCAGTCATCAAAGCACCACGAGGACTTGCACCTTGTGCTACAGCCGCAGTTGCAGATTGAGGAGTGAACTGACCAGAACGGTTGGCAAATTGTTGAGGATTGTCAAAGGCTTCTGCCAACCATCCACCACCATCAGCAAGAAGACTTCCACGGGTATGATCAGTACCACCCCATACAGCTTCATTGCCAAAACCAAAGTGCATACGACCAGCACCCATATAGCTGTTTGAACCACCAATACCGGTGACACCGTTCAAACGAGCACGAGCAACCACTTCCTGAAGAATAGGAATGTGTTGTGGGTTGTTCCAGTCGAGCATGGTATCTCCCATGTAGAGATCACCATCAGCAGCATTACCATGATCATGACGATTGGAACCGGTTCCTTCTCCGGGATTCTGTCCACCAGAGTTCACACGGAAAGTGATACCCATGTCACCAAGAAAGCCCATGGCACGAGTCAATTCTGGAGACAAAGCACCATTTCGAATTGCATCTTGGTTCTGCATCTGAAGCCATGGTACATCTTCACCACCTGTTGAAGCTGTTGCAGCACCACCAGTGGTTCCATGAGTCTGACCATGAAGACGATCAGCCACATAGAGTCCAGATAGACCAGCCTCTTCAGCACGAGCACCTTGACGCCAGCGATGATCTTCCATGGCAACACCATGAAGATCTCCAAGACGAGCATCAGCATTCACTGCAAGACCAGTACGAGTATCTCGATCATTCATGATCGAACGGTTGTTCTGATAACCCAGAGCAGTTCCACGCATGTTCATCAGGTTAGCTTGCATCTCTCTCGAAATTTGAAGATCAGCAAGACCACCATTTGCAAGGAACGAATCAAATTCAGCTTCATCATTGATCCCAGCCAGACGACGTGCGGCTTCACGATCACCAATAGATTCTCGACCACTCTGGTAGCGTTCCAGAATGGATCCAGCCGCATCAGCAGCATTGTTGAAACCCTCATTGGCCTGAGCCAAAAGGGGAGCCACGTTCGGTTGGGCTTGGCTCAGTTCGCGCCATACGAGTCGTTGATCTCGGGACATGGGCTATTCCTTAGAGGCTGTGTTTGTTGATCTCACCTTGGACATCAACTTCTGAACGAACGCCTTCAGCGTAACGACCACGAATCCGATCTTCCAAAGCGGTGTTGTACGTTTGTGTTTGGTTTGCGAGGTTGGTGTTCCACTGCTCACGAGCAAAGGACATCTGTTTTTTCGCCATCTTGTTGGCTTGATAAGAGTTCCAGAGGTTCCCTAGAACCTGAACACCACCAAGGATGAGGCCAGCACCACCATCTTTCGACCAGAAGTTTCCTGCACCACCTGTCTGACCAGCAGCCGTTCCCGGATTGCTCAGAACAGTGGAGGTATCAGTCACACCGCTGATAGGAGCAGAAACAGAAGCACCTGTCGCACCGACAGGGTTCGAAACCACTTGACCAGTGGCAAAGCCCAGATTTGACATATCCGAGCCATTCATCGTGGCATCGCCAAGAGTATTTCCCCAAGAGAGTGCATTCATGATCAATTCCTCGGCAGTGTTTGTTGAATCTCTACGAAGTCATTTACCATAGCAAAGGTGAGATCTACAACATCTCCCCCAGTCATGGTTGTACGGCTGATATACCCATCTAGGGTTTCAGGAAGGTAGCCGCCACTGCCGCCAGTGTTCCGTGTCCCATCCATAAGGCTCATCGGATTGAAATTCAATCCGTTTTGGTTATAGAGGTCTTTCAGCATTTCATTGATCTTGTCCATCGTCTCTTCGTAAGCATCTTGTTCCCCAACAAGATCTTCTTGCATCTCAGCAATATTGCCCTGAACCCATCCAGCATAGCCGTTTGCCAGAGCATTACCCAGACCCAAGATACCTTTTGCAGAGAAGATCTTCATACCCGTCATTGCTGCACCGATTGCGAAACCAGCAATAGCAGCAAACAGAGCACCCCACTTCTTACCGAAGAGAGCAGTACCTACGATCTTCAGAACTTCAGCAATGATGATCGAAGCAATGTAATTGGCCACCACACCTGCTACGAGGGCTGCTGTACCTGTAAGACCCAAGGCTGTACCAAGCGCGAGATTACCTCCCAGAATCCCACCACCGGCTGCAAATGCACCGGGAAAAACAATAACAGCCACAATCAAAATGGCAATGATCAAGAGAATCTTGAAGATCCCTCTCTCATACCATCTCTGTTTTGTCACTTCATAGCTGTTAAATAGGATGTGTGAATTGGCTGTAGCCATTTGGGTATAATCTACAATCCCTATTTCCAACATGGTTGGATAATGGAGTGGAACCAAGAAACCAGACTCCTCAGTATCCTGAAGAGCTTCAGTTGAAGTAATGACAACTGCTTTACCACCGTAAATGTAGTTGTATGATACAAGACCCCATACAGTCATAACTCGATAAGATCCGGGATCAGTTTGCCACCAGATCTCCATCGAAGGAATTGACTTCTGAATTACTCTTTCTTCTTCTCCGTTTCGTGTGTTGTAGGATTCTCTTTCTTCCCATGTAAAAGGAGTTCCCACACGCAATTCGATATCGTTATTCTTAGCTTGCTGTCCCAGAACATCAGAATCCTGACGAGTGAAAGTTCCATTGAACTGGTTCACTTCTGCATGAACCCAAACCATACGAATATCGAAACCAAGAGAAGCCTCTGCCAGTGTAATGGTATTCGTTGGAGGAGGGCTGATAGCAGGAATCTCAGGACGAGGAGGAAGCTCAGTCCAAAGTCTGTCTTGGTTCATATTTGCAACTTCAGTCTCCCAATCACGAAGAGCTTGAAGAGCAGCATCATATTCATCTACTTGAGTTTGAAGATTGGCCATTGCCGATCCAGAGCCACCAGACTGAAATGGAATCATCTTCTGGAAGAAATTGAATATGTATCGACGACAAGCCATCTCTTTTACATTCAGAGATGCTCCAAAACAGAGATAAGCATAGTCGATGTCTGCAATTGAAGGATTCTCTTCAACAGATTCTACAAGGGATCCAAATTTCCTTTTGTATCCAAAACCTCTTTTATAGGCTTTGGACATGTCATCATAGAGATCTGCATACACTGGATCTGCCACAGATACGTTGTTGATCCTAACTGGCATGAAAGGAAAGAATTCCTGCGGCAAACCAGAAACATCAACATCTTGAACCAAAGCATCAAGAATCGAGTTTCCTGTATTCAGTTCGTAGATGAAGATTTGCTCTGGCCCATACTGATTTCCACTCAGAAGAATCTGAGTATCAATTCGATGAGTGTATTGATCAGTTACCTGTTCTCCTGTGGTAGTTTCAGTTCGGGTTTCAATTACCCCACCACCCAGATCAGTCTGAGTAACTACCACATTGGAATAGTCATTGGTCACTACATCTGTTGCTTGGATATAGAGAAGCTCACGAAGACCCTGAACCTGAAGACCACTCACAGAGGTTACGGTTTCCTTTTCCCATTCCTGATTCCAATTATGGACTTCTCCCGGCACATCAGCATCGACGTTTGTTTCGACTTGAAGATCAGGATCTCCATTGTTGTAAGAGAGAATTGTATTACGAACTCTCTGAAGAGTGACAGGAGTGAAAGTTCCTGAAGTCACAAGATTGGTGAAGCCTGTCGTATCAGGCAAAACAGGATCGTCTACTGTCTCAGAACCAGTCTGAACAGCCTCTTCGCTTTCATCCAGATACTCGATGTACTTTGCCACGATATAGCGTTTCGATGGGCTATAGACTGGAGCAATGTTGTTCGTCCAAATGAAGGTATCGTTGTTGGGAAATTCCACAGAAAACTCATTGGTACTTGGTTCATATTCACCAAGCCAATCTTCACCAATTCGAGTTGGATGATTCTGTAGAATCCATCGTTCGATCCAAGACTCAAAAGATCCATCAGTCACTTCAGCAGCATAGCACCTGAGATTCAAACCAGCAGGAGCAGGAGGTACTGGAGAAAGAGGGATCTCAGGCTGAACATCCAAAGGATTCAATGTGACTGTATTCACGATTGATGCAGTAGGAAGTCCGGGAAAGTTGTTTCGATCATAGTATTGAAAGAACTGTCTTTGCTGAAGCCCCGGACCACCCATGTAAGCTGTATTCAGGTCATCAGCGATAGACGGACTATTACTGATCACGGACGAGAAGACCGTGCCTTTCAGGAAATCAGGACGGTCCCGTTCATCCCCTGCCATGTTGTAGAGGGTGGACGAGACCGTAATGATTTTCTTGGAGGAGAAGAGACCCATGACTTCTCCTTACAGGTTGTTGTTCGTCCGGATAGCTCCAAGCACATCACCCACCGCATCGACTTCAAACTCGATAGCAGGCTGCACAGCATCATCCAGAGTTTTACGAGTGATCCACGTATCGAGAAACAGCTTACCAGCCTTTTGTTGAGCATCCTTGATGAAGCTGTCGATCTGCTGATCGTACAGATCCTTCTGCTTTCCGATCTGACCTTCAACCGTTGCACCATCCGAACGAGTGTCCAGAGTTTGAGCACGTTCTTTCTCACCCTGTTCAGTGGTAAGAATGATCTGCTTTCCAAGCAGGGTAAGCTGCGTCGGAAGGGTGTTGTTCAGGTTGTAGTCCTTGATGTCTGCATCCACGTCGAGGTTACGCTTTTGCAAACCAATGACACCAGAGATCGGAGTAAGACCATCACGACGGGTATCGAGAGTGTTTGCACGCTCTTTCTCGATCTGTTCAAAGATGAGTTCCGACTCAGCAGGCTGACGAACATTGACGACGTGCTGAGCCTGAGCCAGTTCAATCGGCAGAATGTTGTCACGCTTGAAGTCTTCGATATCCGCCTGAGTGGGGATAATGCGATCACGTTGCAGCAACTGGATATCGCGTTCCAGAGGCTGAAGAACACGGTTCTGGAACTCAGCGATTGCAGCCTGTGCAGGCAGGATACGATCCACCTGAACCTTCTGAACAGCCACACCAGTTGGCATCACTTGCTGACGCTCATAGTGTTTGATGGCCAGATCAGCAGGCAGCAGATAGTTGACCGTGTATTCTTTGGCAGCCACATCCGCAGTGACTGCATCATGAGAAGCCTCTTCCGTAGCGATCTGCATCTTGGTCAGTGCATACTGAGCAGCAGTCAGGTTCAATTGGAAGTTGGCATTCAGAGCTTCAATCTTGGTTCGCTCCAGATTGATCAGAGCCTCAGTGGCTTGAATCTCAGCGATACGTGCCTGCATCTGAGCAGTCACAGCATTCCAGCGAGATTGATCTTTCTGGAGAACGAAGGAAGCAGCTTGTCCCATCACCTGATTCGCCACAGCGGTATAGACCTCTGCGTACTGTGAACCAGTGATTCGATTACCCTTGAACTCACGCTCAAGGTGCTTGTCCATTGCGGTCATGAACACGTCAAATGCACCAGTACCCCCGATGGTATTCTCACCGAGGGTTACTTCTGCGACGGTTGCACCAACAATGTCCTTGTAAAGATCAGTCGTCTCATCCGGAGTGAAATCATACTTCGGATCAGAGAAGTCTGGGGACGGAGGAATCGTCACACCAGCAGTGAGGGCCGTGAACAGGTTATTCGCCAGAGTAGACGAATTGTCAGAGTTTACGAATTTATCAGACATGGCAAATTCTCCTTGGTTCACGACCCTCTATACGCTTACGCAGCAGTCGTGTCGATTGCTCCGCGTGCTTTCTGGTCATTGCCCAGATTCTTGAGTTCCTCAGCAGTCAGAGGTTCAAGATATTCGATGGCGAATTTCCGTTGTTGAACAGTGCGATATTCTTTCACACCAAAGCTCTGACCCGGACGTTTGACCTCTTTGCGGACATTGAAAGTCCGACTCTTGAGTTCATTGATCAGGATCTCAGGCACATGCCAGCCGTAGTCATTCTCTTCACCAAAGGGAATGTACTTCGACACCTTGCCCGTGAACTTGTTGTAGACCGTGACAATTGCACCTTGCAGCGAAGAGTCAGCAGGATCCAGATTCGAAACACGCACACGATGAAGACGCATTGCCTTCGCACGAACGATAGCACGTTTCTCGATGTCAGACAGACCCGGAGTATGGGGGTCAATTTCTGCCAGTGCAGTTTTCGGAAGATCCAGAAGTTTCCGCTCTTTCTTGGCAGCAGCCTGAGCCTCAACGACTTCAGGTTTCGAAGCCAGAGCAGCCATGATGGGGTCATCTTCATCTGGCTTGGATTCTGCTTCGAGACGAGCTTCCAGCACAGGAACGATCTTCTCTTTCAGAGTCAAATTCCCTGTGTTGCCGGAGAAAGTCACTTCCAGTTCATTGGCGATAAACCGCAGAACTTCTTTGTCATCCGTCTCCATGACCAGAGTAAGGAGTTCTTCGTTGGTTTTGTTGGAGATATCATCCATTGGGTTCATCCTTTGTGAGTTACCATGGTGAAGTCCGCTTAACACAGACTAAATACCTTGGCAAATGAAAGAGGCCCCACTAGGGGGCCTCAATCAGTTCATATGGAATAGACTTATTCCGGGATCGGGCTGTACGCCACGGCCATCCGCTCACCACGGAGCTTGATGAAGCCGTAGAAGAACTTGATCGAGGAGAACCCGATCTTGCCGTAAGGATCACTGCGGTCAGCAGTTTTCTCACCCGGCTTCTTCACGATGATCCGGAACTTCGCCTTCGAACCAGTACCCATGCCTTGCAGACCAATGGTCGCAAATGCCTGATCACCGATCACGAGCAGCGGAGCCACGTCGTAACGACCACCGGTCGCTTGGTAGCCACCATTGGTGCCTTCAGCAGCACCAACACCCTGCCAACGCATCATCTGCGGAACCACAACGATACGGAGATGAGCAGTTGGGATTGCCCCGATCTCACCGTTCATAATGCTTGCAGCATCGGCGTACTTCTCCACAGGCACGAAGTCTGCCCACTCCGAGATCATGATCTGGAGTTCGGAGCCGATGTAGGCGATACGCGAAGCCGAGATCGTCCGGGTATCCGTCATACGGCTACCTTTGATGATCGTGGTCTTCTTGGGCGTGCGGTTGTCATCCAGAGTCACCGACAGACGCTTCAGGTCAGTAACAGTCAGAAGATCGACCGCACCTTGAGCACCCGAGATTTCGTGAATCGCAGTTGTGACACCCGGATACACCTTCACATCAGCAGCAGCCAGCAGGTCAGCCTGAAGCAGATCTTCGTTGATCTCGTTCGCACCGCGCAGCATCTCACGGCTCAGGTGGCCGTAAAGATCGGAATCGGTATCGAACATCAGCGAATCTTCAGTCCATTCCATGAAGAAGCCGTACTCTTGGATTTCACCCTTCCGTTCCAGACGAGTGAAGCCGACACGGTTGACACGACCACCTTGCTCAGTGAGCATCGGCATCTTGCCAAGGATCGTACCCACATCACGGGAACCACCATACAGAGCACCGACGTTCTCTTGCTTGACACCAGCACCAGCAGCCGTAATGGCAGCATCAGCATCGGTTTCGTTCGCATAGTGAATCACGTTGTCTGTAAGAGTGATCAGGGCAAGACCCGTACCACCCGAACCATCAGCACCAGCGGTGGCGACGACTTGAGCAGTACCCGTAGCAGAGTTCACGTTGTCGTTGATCGCAGTCACAGCAGCCGCTTTCGAGACGTTTGCAACACGAACACCCGAAATCGGGAACGTGACAGTGAACGTGCCGGGAACACGAGCAACGCCATTGGCGTCGATACCCTGATCGTTGACGTTCAGATCGTCCAGCATCGGGATGTAGTAGAACACCTTCAGTTCCTTGCCGTAGTTTTTCGGCATCGAACGGACATCAGCCAGCGGCGAGAAGTACATCTCTTCCGCAGCGTCGATCAGAGATTTGCGATCCCAGTAGTGGGTGTTGAACTGAGGGCCGACACTGGATTGGGGCGAACCCGAATCCCCGACCTTCGGAGCGTTGTAAATCTGAGTCATGGCGATATCCTTTCATAGATGTGAGAGACTCAGTTGCGTTTATTCGGGAGGAGCCATCTTCAAGAAGTCCTCATCCGACATCTTATTGAAATCAGGCATGGAGTTCGGTTGGTTTCCAGTCTGTTTCGTAGGAGGTGTCGAAGAAAGATGTGGATTGGCGACAGGCTTCTTCGGTGCCTGTGGCTTCCTTGCTCCCGACGCTACTGGCTGTCCTGTTGGTTGGTCCTGTGGCTGAGTAGCCAAAGGAGCCATCGGAGTGCCATGTGCAGCGGGTTGTGAGGCCGATTCGAATACTCCTGCGTTCTTCATGGCCAGTCCGACCTGATCAAACGCTGCAAGGAACGGAACTCCACGAAGGTAGCCCTGTGCCTGCTGATATTCCAATTCAGCCACTACTTTGTCGTAAACACCCGAGCGTTTCATCTCAGTCAGATTGCCCAGAATACTGGGGTCTTCCCTCAATTTAGCTTTGGACGCTGGATCCCACTTTGCATGAATCTCGCTAACCAGAGCCTGACCTTCAGGAATAGCAATTGCTTCGTCCAGTGCATCGCGGAACGCATTGTCTTGAGCGTTTCCACCGTAGTTAGTGGCCTGATAACCGGTTTCTTTCTCGGTATCAAGATCCATTGGGTCGATATTGTGACTTTTCAGCAACTTGGCAATTGCATCCTTGTTGCCTTTCATCAAGTCGATTGCAAAGTTCAGCTTGTTCTGATTGGCCAAACCATTGTCAGAAAGCATCCGATTCATTGCTTTCATTGGTTTGATCTCTTGCATACGACGTGAATAGTTCACGCCTTGTTGCATGAGTCGAATAGCATCTTCTGGACTTCGAACAGAGAAATCCTTTCCATCAGCTTTGAAAGGAACAGTGATCTTCTTGTAGAAGTCTACGGCTGCATCAACACCCGCAGTATCCATTCCTTCAGGAAGTTTGTAGTACCCAGCTTTTGCTGGAGTTTCAGCCTTTACAGGCTTTCCGTCTCCGGCTTTCGCATCGGGAGTCTTCCCTTCTTTCCCGGTGTCTGCATCGGGCTGCTCACCTTCTTTGGTTTTTGCATCATCCTTGGATGCTGATTCTCCTTCACCGGCCATCGGGTCTGCTTTGGGACCGTCTTTGTTCGCTTCTTCGAACTCGGCATCGGACTGGGAATCAGAGCTATCCCCGGCATTGCCAGACTCAGCATCGTCAGTGCCGTCGTCACCATCCACAGTTTCATTGGTGTCAGGAGTTTCTTCAACTTGTACATTCGGAGTTTCCTCTTCGACTGGAGCATGAGTGGTGAAATCAGTTTCACCTTCGGGCATGTTACCCGAAAAGTCTTCTTCATCCAGTTTCAGGAAATCCTCATCGGACATGTTTTCGAAGTCTTTGAGTGTCGTCGGTTTAGCCATGATCTTTCTCCATCATTGGGCAAAATTGATAGGCAAAAGCCGGGGATTACCCGGCCAATGCTGCTTCTTCTTTCAGTGCGATTTCTCGGGCTTCTTCCAAAGCAGCAAGTTCTGCTTCTGCAATACCACCCTGTTCAACGAACATTTTCATGTAGTTCCGGAAAGAACCAACAGCACGAATGTCCGCAGAGCAAGCATCCAGAGTACCTTGCGTGAGACGGCCTGAAGCCATCAGATCAGCAAGTCGTTTGGGTTCGTCGTCGAGGTATCCGTCGATGATTAGAGATTTGAAATCTTCATTCTCTGCCAGACGTTTGGCTGCCTCACTCCGTGCAATGATACCCTCATAGTGGGTCTTTGCTTCAACATATTGTTCATGAGTGAGTTCGATCTCTTGGGGTTCTTCTTCCCCCATGGAAGCGTTGTACAGATCCATGTTTCTTCTCCAGTATTGGACCGGGGGACTGAGGTATTCAGTCCCCCTTCAGTCTTACTGGGTGCTCAATGGACCAATCGGAAGCTGTTGTCCAGCCAATTGTGGTGGAACCATAGAGGGATCTCGGAAGCCGGAACCAAGTTTTGGAGCAGTATCGTTATCGTTCTTGGCTTTAGTCAGTTCGTTAAAACCGACTGCTGCTTCGATGTTCTGGCTTGGAGCTTCACCTTTCGTCAGAGCTTTGGTGATTTCCAGATCACGATTTCCGCGTGCCTGAGCACCCATCTTCTGGATATCCTGACGATGTTTTTCACCGCTATCAATCATATCCACTTCTTGGAAGATCTGAGCAGCTTTGGCTCTTGCTTCTTCGGCTCGTGCAGCATCGAGTTCAGCTTTTGCCTGAATTTCAGCAAGCTGAGCTTTAGCCATTGCCACCTGCATTTCATCAGGAGGAGGTGGCTGATAAGTACGAAGCATTTCTGCCAGATCAGGCATACGCTTGAGATCTGCGATCTTGCTGAGAATGATGTTCCGAATGTTGGGATCCATTTCCGGACCAACAGTCTGAAGAACCATACCAAGATCATTGGCACGTTGTTCATCAACCGATGCAGTGGAGATGTCCACTTTCAGATCGAAGTTACCCATCAGTTCTTCACGAGAAATCTCTACGAACTGATCATGAGTAACACGAACAACTTCTTTTTCGCTCAGGAACTTAGCGTTCATAGCGATGATCTTTTTTCCGATGTCCTGCATACCTTTTGCAAGACGACGAAGAATACTCATTTCACGAGTTGCAGCAGAGTCCAGAGCACCACGAATACCGGTAGCAACGCTACCGTAAGCATCACCTGAAATCCCACCGGAAAAGCTCTTAACACCTGTGAGAGCTTCAGCTTCTTGGTTCTGGGCCATGATCGTTTCATGAGCACTCCTCGGAATCTCCGGATACACCATCTGCTGGATATTGGCACGAGGATCCCCATTGGGATTGAACTCGAAATCCTCACCATTGGTGAACCGACGCTTGTTGATCGGATCGAGGAAGCCTTTGGCATAACCAGTCTGTGCGTTAGCAGAACGACCCATAAGGTCAATCATACCACGGGTCACAGCACCGATGATACGCTGATTGTCTTGCAGCAGCGAAGCATCTGCTTCACCGAACACAGACTTCAGGATTGGCATATACGGAACCAAGACAAACGGAGGACGATTGTCTGGGAACGGGTTTTCTTGCATCTGAATGATGGTGTTTCCAACCCAAGTCACCACGATTGGAACCATTACACCAGTATCCTGAGTGTCGAATAGACCCCAGTATTCATAGACCAGAACCGGCTGCTTGTCCGAATTGGTACGCATATCGGTATGAGGAGTCTGAGACTCATGATCTGGATTTCCATGCTGGGACTGAATCTTATTCGCTTCCCAGTCCACTTTGTCCAAATTCTTGTACTGTTCTTTTTTGGCCATCAAGTCAGACTTAGTGGCTTCATATGTGTAGATCATGTACGAAGCGCGTTCCCAATCGCCTTCACATGCAGGATCAACAAACAGGTTTGCCACGTTCACGATGCGAAGAGATGGGCAGTTCTTGCTCATGACTTCTTCAACAGTCATGGTCGTACCATTCTGTTTGGCTTCAACTGGCTGCTGAAGCTCAAGAGTCTTTTCGGCAGAAGCCTTCAAGGAGTCAGGCAAGGATTCGTACTCAGGTGCTTCCGTCTGAAGCATCTGGGCAGCCTGAATGATCATCTGTGCTCCCTGATCATCCATGACCGGGAAATAGTCGTAGTTGGGAACTTCAACTTCGCGGGTCATGTATTCCCGCTCCCAACCGACACGAACCACAACAGAACCTTCGTCCACAGCAGTGCGGATGTAGCGATCAATAAAATCGACCTTGTTGATTTTGGTATCGAACTGCCAATTCAGTAGAATCTGGTTCTGTTTGGCTTTGGGGCCATCTTCCTCAGTACGAGGAAGAACCTCAAACATCCGATCCGTGTTCACGAACGGTTCAGTCAAAGCTGGATATCGCCACTCGTTGTGTTTGCGAATGAGCTTTGGCTGAACCGCTGATCGACCGGGTTTGGCTTTCTTCGGGGCTTCAGCACCCGTAGCATTTCGAAGATCCAACCATCCTTGGACATTGGATTTTTGATCATCAGTCTCAGTACGAGCAAACTCCAGATCAGAGAGAAGCTCAGTCAGAGATGGTTCTTTCTTCCAATCAGTCAGAGATTCAGACTGCTTTTCAGAAGTCAGTTCGTTTGCATCAACAGGATCATCGCCAGAACTTTGGTTCTGGTTGCTCGACTGGACGTACATGTTCATCTCTTCTTTCACGGCGATGTTCCTTATTTCAGGATCTCAGAGAGTCGTTGATAACCCTCTACAGCAATTTCTTTTTCTTGACCACATTCGATAAGAGCATCGCCAAGACGACCCATTCTGATCTCATCTGAACCAACAGAAGAACCTGAAACTGTCCTGATTACATCCATTGGATGAGGACATGGTTCGACTACGTTCTCAGGGAGTTCTTGGATCCGTAGACCATCTCCGCTCCAACCTGCGCAAGCCGCCAGTAGCAGCAACGCCGGGAGCAGAAGCACCGTCCGCAGTGAGGGCAGCATTTTCAAGTTCATCAATCAACCCTTCTCGTTCGATCTGAAGTCTTAGAATCTCAGCAGCCTTTACAGTGAGATCTGCTTCAAGATCAATGACATCGTTCTGAAGTTTCTGTTTTTCTTCAGCGAATTTCTCAATCTGGTTCACTGTTCCCTTGTGAAAACCATAAGCAAAAGTCGCTCCCAAGAGAGCGACTGTTACTGCAAGCATGATGAGTTGGCGTTGTCCGATCATCGTGTAATCATCCTGTCACGAAGGATATCCCCGATTACACGAGCATCACGAGCACGAGTATCACCGGGAAGAACCTTGTAATCCCATTTGAATCTTTGCTTCACACCCAGAGTTTGCTGAACTTCAGCATGACTAAGAGTAGTCCATGGCGATACTGGAATATCGTATTCCTCACAAAGATCCATGGTCCAATCGAGCATAGCATCAATGCCTTCCCATGTCAGAGGATTCGTTCCCCAATTCAAAGGAGATTCGACTGCTCCAGCCATGGCATCGACAGAAAGCCCAATCCATCCTGTGTTCATAGATTTGGTATGCGATGCACCCACTCCGGCACGCCAATCGTAATTGACCTGATCCTGCACTGTGTGATTGCCATCGTGTATGTTGCCCATACGATCAAAGATCCAGTTGTAGTGATCACGTTCAAGTTCAATAACGCCATGAGCACCAGCAGTCCAATGCCAGACAACCCCACGTACTCCCCGAGTGAACAGGTCTTCGACATTTCGAACTCTTTTGATTTTCATGGCTTCTTGGATCCCTTGACGAGTCTTTGGTCCAATCATCCCATCAACAGTCAAAACGGGACCACCCATGATCCCGTTCACTCGTCCTTGGTATTCTCGTGCTGAGTACATCATTCGACCCTTTCGAGTAGATCATTCAGTTCGTAGAAAGGATTTGAAGGATTATAGACATCAGAACAGAAATTTTCAGTCTGATCATTAACTCCCGAATCCCGAGCATCCACATCATATTGAACACAAATGAAAAATGGAAATGTGGGTACGACTGGTGTGTTCGTATCCTGTTCATTGTCAAAGAAAGCAGCCCAAGTCCAGATCTTGGGATCATCTTCAAGAGCGTTGTAAGACCCCGGTCCACGACGGGAAGTGATACGATCACCACCTGCTTCATGAATACTGACAATCCATGTTCCAGTCACATTCTGAGTAGCATCAGCATCATACTTGATGACAGGAATATTAGATCCTTCCACCCCAATGATCTCCACTGTAGCTGATACAAATGGTCGATCAGCCCAGATGA